CTGACTTCTTAACAAGTAATTGAATCAGAGTACAAGCTATCACTACAGGGCAACCAATAAGATGATTAATATTCTGACCTACTAGACCAGATTATATAGTTTATGATGACTTTGAGAATAATAAGACAAAGAAATCAAACGCATTAACAAGACAAGTAATAGAGCATTTTGATGAGATGTTTCCAGCTATAGCACCACACGGTATAGTCGTTTTTTTATGTAATAAAATTAGTGATACTTGAAGTGTTGCTTGGTTATATGATAAGTTTGAGAATAACCCAGAAGCTATCATATTTGAAAAAGCAGTAGTAGAAAATAATGAGATAACATGGAAAGATAAATATGTACATACAGATATAGAAGCTGAAAAACAAAATAAAGATAGAGAAAAACACAAGAGAGTAATGAGTTTAGAATCTATTAAGAGGACTCTAAATAAGGATGGTAGAAATATATATGAACAAGAGTATATGAATATACCTATAGTAGACTGAGAAAGATTTTTTGATATAGATAAAATAGATGCAGAGATATTAAAAGCTAAGGAATATAAGTTTGAAATAGATTGAAACTGGAAAATATGGGAAGAATACAACCCATTACATAATTATAGAATTGCAGCAGATATAAGTGAGGGTTATTGATTAGATAGTTCAGTATGAGAAGTATGGAATATAACAACCTGAGAACAATGTGCAGAGTTTGAAAACAATCAAATTCCACCTTGATTATTTGCAGATGAATTAATACAAGCAAGTAAGAATTATTGAGATTGTAGTCTAACACCTGAAAGGAATAGTATTTGAACAGCAGTTATTACAAGTATACAAGAAAAAGGATATGGGAATTTATTAACTAGACAAAAAGTACAGAATAAAAAGGGTTGAGGTAAAGAAAATAGGTTTGGTTGGTTAACAACAGCAACAAGTAAAAGTAAGATGTTATTTGATTTACAAAGAGATTTTAACGATTGAAGCTTAATAATTAAATCACTCCCAGCACTTAGAGAAATGAGAGGTTTTGCTAATTGAGATTTATCAGTTAGTAGTTTTGATGATGAAGTTAGTAATCACTTCGATCGTTTGATGGCAATTTGAATAGTTAATCAAGCTAAGACATTAACAACATTTGCAATACAACAAAAAAAGGTTAATATATGACAAAAGTCAGCACCTGAAACTTGTAATCCAAAATTTGTTTGAGGGAAATGGAAAATGAAATTTAATAATTAAATTATAATATTATGGTTACTGAAAATTCTAATAGAAGAACTTGAAAAGATGCTTCAATACAAAGAACAGATTTTAAAAATTGAGTTACTTTAAAAGAGCTAGAAGTAGATATGTCAGATGATGACCTAAAAACAACAATTAAGAGCTGGTTATCTATAGCTTGATTATCAGATAAAATATTAATTACAAATTGAGATATTAATAAAGCATATTATAGATGATTAGATAGTAGAACAAAGGATATAGTGAGTGATAGAAGTAAAGTAACAGATAATAGAATATTTACTAATTTAGAAACTATTGTACCTATTGTTACAAGTTCACCAGCTAAACCTATTGTATTTATACCTTGAGCACAAGGAAAAGATAAAGACTCTAAAAATAAAGTAAGAGACCAAGCAATTCAAACACAAAAACTATTACTAGCATTATATGAAAAACTTAAACTACAAAGAAAGTTTGAGAAAATTGTTAGACAACATAATATTTATAGAATAGGGATAGTTAAGTATTGAATAAAAGACGATGAAATATTTACAGAAGTAATATTACCATCAAGAATACTTATAGATAGTGAAGCTACTACTATGGAAGATTCAGAATTTATAGGTGAAAAGATAGTATCTACTGCAAAAGCATTAATAGAAAGGTTCCCAGATAAAGAGTCAGAAATATCAAAGGAAGTACAAGGTAAACTTTGAACTAAAATAACTTATATGGAATGGTGGAGTGATGAAATAATGGTTACTTCTATTGATTCTAAGATAATACTAGATAAGAAGAAAAATCCTTTATTTGATTATAAATGAATAATAGAAGAAACTTTCGATAAGTTTTGAGAAGTTAAGGAAGTTACTACAAAATTTAATGTATTTAATAAACCTAGAAAACCTTATATAAGATTTACAGTTTATAATATAGGTGAAAATATAATAGATGATACAACACCACTTGAGCTTTCAAAGAGCTTACAAGACTGAATAAATGATAGAAAAAGACAATTATGAGATAATGCAGAAACAGTTTGAAATCCTATAAAAACATATAAATGATTTACAAGTGACCAATCAGCAGAAGCTAATGAAAATCTAAGAGCTTGAGATTGAGTTAATTTATCAGATGATCAAGAAATTAACTATATACAAGCTGCGCCATTACCTGCACATATTCAAAATGATTTAACTGATTCAAGAAATTCAATAGATAATATATTTGGTATTCATTCTACTACAAGAGGTGAAAGATTATGAGGTGAATCTTGAATCGCTAGACAAGCATTAAGAGAATGAGATGAAGATAGACAAGCTACAATAGGTAGAGCAATAGAAGAAGTATCAGAAGAATTATATAATGCTTGGTTACATCTTATAAAAGTATTTTATGATAAACCTCAACTTATACCAGTTATATGAAAAGAATCTACAGGAGAGTTTTTAGAAGCTAAAAGAGAGGATATAGCAGAATGAGTTAAAATAAAAGTAAAACCTTGAAGTACTATCCCTGATGATCCAAATGCAATAAGAGCTCAAGCATTAGAATTAGCTAAATTATGAAAAATAACCGATAGAAGATTATTTGAAGCGTTAAAAATAGATGATGCAGATGAAGCTGTAAAAGAATTAGAGCTTGAACAAGTAAAAGCACAACAAGCACAAGAAAAATTATTAGCAAAAGAAAAGACAGCAGAATCTAATATTGATACTGCTAATACTATTACAGAACAAATAGAAAAATTAACTTAATTTGACAAACAATATATTAACAATAGTATACATACAAGACTAATCGTAAATAAGTCTTTAAATTATTTATCGTATAACAATTTAAAAATGGGTAACCAAGACGCAGTAGATGCAATGTTTTCTAGATTTGATAATGAAGAAGAAAATCTTGTAGACTATTCAGATTCGTCATCTGAAGAAAAAGTATCTGAAAATGAAGAAGATACTAAAACTGATGATTCTAAAGATGATTCAGATAAATCAGCTGAAACTGATTCTAAAGAAGATAAGTTAGATGAAAATACTCCATTTCATAAACATCCTAGATGGAAACAAAAACTTAATGAAAATAAATCTCTTAAAGAAACTAATAAATCAATGCAAGACAAGTTTGATTTAATGCAGAAAGAAATTGAATCATTGAAAAATAAACCATTAACAGATGAACAACTTAATGATATGACTCCTAAAGAAATTATGGAACATACTAAAAAGCAAATGGAAACTGAATATAATCAAAAAACTGAACTTTCAAAGAAACAAGAAATTGAAGCTGATAAATATATAGATGAATCATTACAAGACTTAAAGGACAAATGACATAATTTTAATGAAAATAAGTTATTAAAATATGCTGAAGACTTTACTTGATGAGACATCTGAAAAGCATTTGAATTATACCAAATGTTAAACAAGGCGTGAGAGAAATGAGCTAATGAAGAAGCTAAAATGACTGAAAGGAAAAAACAAGCTCAATCTAATTCGTCTAATAGATGAAAAACAAGCAAAACTTCTTGATTTACTCGTTGAACAGGATGGGGTAATTTAAATCTTAAATAGATTTACTTTATAATAAAAATATTATGACTTTTTGAACAGATTTACAAAATAATATGAGAGATCAAATTGCTCCAAAAATAGTTGACACTGTTTTAGGTTCAAACCTTGTTCTTCAAATTATGTTATGAATGAGAAAATCAAAATTTACTTCAGATGTAAAAAGATTCGTAGTGAAAACTACTACAGCTGGTAATTGAGGTTCTTTCTCAGGACTTGATAGATTTAATACTAATCAAGTACAAACAACACAAAAATTAGTGTTCTCTCCTAGAATGTATGAACAACCCATCGTTATACCTTGAGATGAATTATCTTTATCTAAAACCAAAGAATCAGTAAGAGATTTACAAGTACAAAAAGGTGAAGAAGCTAGTCAAGAAATGGCTGATGGAATCGGTACTCTTTTATATTGAGATGGTACAGGTAATAGTAATAAAGATTTCTTAGGTTTAGTTGCAGGATGTGATGATGGTACTAATGTAGCAACTTATGGTTGACTATCTAGAGCCACTTACACAACTATTAAAGGTAACTATGATACTACAACAACTACAATTTCTTTTACTGCAATAGATACAATGTTAAGAGATTGTAATAGTGGTAATGAAAAAGTAGATTTAATACTTACAACTGAAGCAATTTTTGACTTCATAGCTGCATTATTTACTGCTACTAATAACCAAAGAAATGCTAATGATTCTACAGGTGGTTTAATTAAAACTGCTGTTAGTGGATTAGCTGGTGAAGCTGGTTTTACTTCTTTATTCTATAAAGGTATACCAATCATAGCTGATGAAAAATGTACTGTTGAACATATCTTTTTCATAAATACTAAAACTTGGGAATTTGGTACTGTTGATGAAATGTTTGATACTACTCCAGTTATGTTAAAATCAAATGAAATAGAAGGACAATATGATAGTAATACTGAAAAATCTTACGGTTTCAACGTATCAGCTACATTAATGCCTACTGATCAATATGGTTTCATATCTCACTTATTCTTAATGGGTAATCTTATGTGTAAGAATCCTAGAAGAAACTGATATATGGATGATATCACTGCATAATTACCTATTGAAAACTTTAATTAATTAACTATAAAAATATGTTATATAAATGAGCTACCCAAGAAAAAGACGGGTGAATTAAATTAGTTGCTGCTGTTATAGCAATATCTGGTACTACAGTAACAACTGCTGCAGACCCTGATGTTGTTGGTGGTCAAATAATTTGAGTATATCCATCTGCTTGAGCTGCAGACGCAATTGTTGAAATTGCAACTATAGCTTCAGACTGAAAAGTAACAGTTACATTAGCGAGTGCTTCTACTGCAGAAGCAACTTACTCTGTAGCTGTACAAAGAGTGTCAGGTAATGATGCTTAATTATTAGAGGGCTTCGGCTCTCTATTATGACTGAAAAAGTCCCCATATTTATTTTTAAATTAAGAATTATGACAGAAAAAGAATTACAAGCTTCAAGAAATAAATCTCAAAGTGTTACAAATATCTTATGAAAAACATTTGAGTTTAAATGGGATGGGATAGATTATAGTATATCTAAATGAGAAACACAATCACATCCTTTCTATCTGGCTGAACATTGTGCTTTTCACATGGCAAGAAAACATTGTATTGATGAAAATATAATATTTTCTAAAGAGGCTGGAAAGATAGTAGATCAAATAATGGGTAAAGAATTTATTGAATACGGTAAACTTACTAAACCTCAAGCTTTAAAACTAGCTAAAGAAAGAAAAATAAAAGTAGAGGATGACAATTGAGAAACTAAAACAAAGCAAGTTTTAATTAATGATTTAAAAGCTTCACATTAATATTTGATTATAAGACTAAATTAAGTAAACTTAGAGTAACATAATAGTTACTCTTTTTTTATGAAACAATTTAGAAGCTTAGACATTACTTATGAAAGGTTAAAATCAGAAGTTCAAAGTTTAACAATACAATCTATAGAAAAAACAGCAGAATTAAATTTAGTTAGTTATAAATTAAAAGAAACAGCTAAAGAATATAAAGAAGTTAAACAACTTTTACAAGAAGATATTTTTAAGAATAAAGTAGATATAATTAATTATAATAAAGATTTTATACAAAAGTTAAAAGATAAAGATGAAGAATTAAAAAAATTACAAGAAAAATTATGTAATAAGAAAAATAAACTAAATGAGTTAGATTTAAAGCTTATTAAACAAGAAATATGACTACAAGTATCAGAATTAAATTTAAACACATTAGAAAGGCAATTAAATAATAAAAATAAGGTTTTAATTAAAAAACAAGAAGAACTAAATAAAAAAAGTATAAAAATGATAGAATCAGAGAAAAAGTTTAATAAAGTTATAAAAGAAAAAGGGAAAGAATATAAAGAATTAGAAAATAATATAAAATGAATTAGAGATGAATCAGAAGTTACTACACAAATATTAAATAGTAAATTAGAGAAGATAGAAAAACAAAAAATGGTAATAGAAATAAATACTAAAAGATTAGCAGAAAAAGAACTTAAAATAAAATCAGAAATGAAAGTTTTAATAAGTTCTAGAGAATATATTAATAAATAATAAAATTATGGCTATTGAAAATGCAATAAGAGATGATAATAACGAACCTTGTATATTATTAGATAATGGGAATTGAGAAACTATTAGAGCAAGATGAAATATTAATGGTTATACTTGAGATGATGCTTATGCAGCAGATGTATCAAGATGAAAAGTTCCTTGAGCTGAACCATTCAGTGCCTACTGAGAATTAATCACATCTACTTGAAGAACAAATCATTTGGTATGGCCGCTAGATAATACACCTAATTTATCTGTACCTGATGTTGCAGGAGTGCAAATGACTTTAGTAAGTGATGATGCAGAAGATGATAAAGATGCAGGAGATTGAATAAGAAGTTTACATATACATTACTTAGATTGAGATTTGAATGCACAAGTTGAGGAGCTTGAACTTGAATGAGTAACACCAGTAACAACAATAGCAACTGATATAAGATTTATTCAATGTATGCACATCTGAGAATTTTGAAGTGCAAAATCTGCTGTATGAAATATTAGTGCAACAAATACTTGAACAACTTATAGTTATATTTTGGTTTGAAGTAGGAGATGTAGTAGTAGTGCAAGAAGAGTTCCAGCTTGAAAAAGATTAATGATTAAATCAATGTATGCAGGTGCTACAAGTGGTACTGCTGCAGCTAGAGTAACTGTTAGATTAGTTACAACTTGGATAGCACACCATGATTATACAGAAGATGCTTTAACTATTCCACAAGCGGCTATATCATTTCAAGATTGAAGTGAAGCTTTAGTATTAGATCAACCATTCCCTGTTCCAGCTTGAGTAGTGATTGCTTTTGAAACAACTTGCGACAAAGCAGCTTCTATAACAGCTTGATATATTTGATATTTAGAAGATGTTTAAAAATAATAAAATATTATGAGTAATGAAAATGCTATAAGAGATGACAATAATGTCCCAACTTTATTGTGAAATAATAGTGGAGATACAAAAATAATAGGTACTAACACTTATTGACAATTATTTACATCTGATTGAAAACTAGACATTGTTTTATGAAATGTAGATTGAATAGAACAATTTAGTAAATTTGGAACTAACTTAGATGTAGATGTTTTAACTACTCCAGAAGATGTATGGAATGGCTGAGGTTTGTATACGGGTTTCCCTACTTGAAGTGCTGAAACTATGGAAATATTTAGTAGTAATATTTTAGATAATGGGGTTACACCTAACACTTGAGCTAGAACAGTTACAATAACTAACTTACTGGATGGAGATTATAATGAAATGCCAGATATAACAGTTACCTTAAATTGAACTACTGCAGTAAGTTTATGAGCACAAACCTATTTAAGGTCTAGTAGAGTTGTAGTAAAAACAGCTTGAAGTGGATGAGCTAACGCTTGAACATTAACTTTAAGACATACAACAACAACTGCTAATATATTTGCACAAATGCCAATATGAAAAAACCAAACAACTATAATGGCATATACTGTACCAATCTGAAAAAAATTATTAATAGATAGAATATTCTTAAGTATGGGTAGACTTAGTTGAGCTGCTTGAAGTGCTAATGTTAATTTAAGAGTAAGACCATTTGATTGAGTATTTAATGCTATAAAAGATGCCTCTATCACTAATAGTTCTGCTTATATATATGAAAATGATTGATATATAGTAATAGATGCTAAAAGCGATCTTACAGTAAGAATAGAAGATGTTAGTGATAATAATACTTTTGTATCTTGTGAGGTTACTTGATTAATAATTAATTCTAATTAAATAGATTATGGCTAAACAATTAATAAGTATTGATGATTTTTGAAAATGAATTATTAATGATGAAACAAAACAGGTAACAAATTGATTTGTTGATATGTCTTGAATAGATATATGGACAGAACCTGGAGTGGCACAAATTAATTTTAGAATGGAACAAGACACCACTACTAGCCTTTCTGAAAGCGTATTAAGTTTTACTACTTTTGATTCTACTATATTAGCGTGAATGGGCTGAAAAGAGATATGGAAAGAATCATCTGGAACATGGACTATAGCAAATACAAATGCTAATGTTTGAAATAATGATGATTTAACAGTATATCAAAACTACCTTATATATGCTTCTAATACTACACTTTGAAGAAGTACTACTACATCTATTTGAGGTGGGTTTACTAATACTCCTACTTGGTGAAGTGGTACTACTTTTTTTAACTGAACAAGTATTGATGAACATTATTTTAAAGAGTTTAATAATAGACTATATATTACTGATGGTAATGTATTGGCTGAGCTTGATTGAGCTTCTGCTCCTACTTCGCCATCATCTTGGATATTTACTAATAATAAGTTTGTATTACCAGTAAATGAACAAATAAGAAGTTTAGAGGTTTTTTGATCTCAATTAGCAATATGAACTGAAGCGTGAAACTTCTATTTATGGGATTGAGCTAGTGATAATGCTAGTCAAATTATAAAATCAAGTTTATGAGGGATACACGCAATGATTCAAGTAGAAAATACATTGTTTATATTTGCTTGAATTGATTGAACTGTCTATAGATATAATTGAGCTGATTTTATACCAGTTATACAAATACCTAATGTTAGAGTAACTATTAGGTCTTTTGTTAGAAAACCAGCAGTAAGAAAATTTAAAAATGGTATGATATTTTGTTTGCCAGATAATTGAATATTTGTATTCAATAGAGTTAAAGAATGAGATTCATTTTCATTAAATAGATATTGAAATTTAAGTGATTGAGTAAAGGCAGAAGATGCATCACAACTAAGGTCTATGTATATTATTAATCCTGATACTACAAATGATAGATTTTTAGTATGATATACAGAGAGTTGAGATCATATAGACAGGGTAAGTACAGATAAAAGATATAGAATAGAAGAAGCTTGAGGTTGAGATACTTCAGTTGCTCCTTATATAGAAACAGTAGTATATGAATTAAGAGATAAAAACTGAAAAGCTAGTAAAACACAATGAATACAGTGATTATTTAAAAATGCTAGTAATAGAATGCAAGTAGAGTATAGACTAAATAATGATACTAGCTATACTGTTTTAGGTACAATATGAGTTACCTGAGTAAATGTTAATAAAATACTAAGAGGTATATGAAAAAGAACAGATAAAGTGCAACTTAGATTAAAAATGTGAGGTAATTTTGCAAGTACAACAGACAATACTAAATTAATTTGATTAAAAATATTCTAATGATAGAAAGACACGAACATACATGAGGAGGTAGGGATTGACCTAAAATCGATTATAGTAATATAAAAAATACTCCTGATTTAACTCAAGCTGAATGAAAGTATTATTTTGCAGATGTTAGTTTTAGTGCTCCTGCTTCATCTATGACTATAGCTACATTAACAGAAACTGATACAAATGATTCTGCATGAATGTGAGTTACTGCAGATAAAGTAACAATTACTGAAGATGGTAGATATTCTATAGAAGCAAATACAGTTTGGAATAATATATCTGTTACATGATATGATAGAGAAACTTGAATTTATATTAATTGAACACTAGAAGCTAGAGATATAACTGTTCCAAGGTCTCCATGATGGAGTTACAACTGAGTAAGTATTCTTGCAAATTTAGTTATATGAAACACAATAGAAATAAAAGTATTTCAAGATAGTGCTGCTACCCTTTGAAATCAAAACCCCACTACATTACAAGTTGCAAAAATATAATAAATAGATATTATATATATAAATATTAATTAAATAGACTATGGCTAAAAAAACCTTTTGAAAAATGTTTGATAAAGTAATTAGACAGGTAGGTCTGACTGATTCTTTTAACTCTGTTACGGATGAAGCAGTAAGTATAAAGGAAGATATAAATGATATACAAAAAGAAGTATTAAGTTTATCTAAAACTTACTTAAAAAAAGCTTGAATTCTTATTAGTGGTTGAACTGTAGCAGATCAAGCAGACTATACTATTACATCTACAGTTGATAAAATTACTAATATTCAAATAACTTCTTGATGAGTATTATACTTCCCTAAGAGAATATCTATTACAGAATTTCATAAATTAGCAAATATAAATTCTACTTCTGATATTCCTTCATTTTATACTATAGATAAAAATAAATTATTTATATATCCAACTCCTGAAAGCAATAGTTTACCTATTGAATTAAACGCAGGACAAATAGCGACTGATTTAGATACTTCTACTTGATCAGCAGATGAAACTACTGACTTACAAATTAAAGAATGATATGAAAATGTTATATATTATTATGTACTAACAGAGGCTTATTATAGGCAAGAAGATGTATCTATGTGAGATAGATATGAAAGAAAGTTTGAAAAATTACAAAAAAAATATGAGAATGAAGTTAGAAATACTACAAATAGTGTTGTAGTTAGTAAATGATGAATTTCTATCGTTGATCCAAATAATTATACTACTTTAACTTAATTAAAAATGGCAGTTACTCAAGAAAAGCTAAAGAAAAGAATAGCTAAAGATAAAGATTTTTTTACAAAACTAGAAGCTTGAACTAAACAAGACTTTAAAAAACTTAGAGGTTCATGACTTAGTAAAGAAGAGTCTTTAAAGCAAATAAGAGCTAGAATAACTAAAGAAGGTGGTACTGGTACTTTATGACTTCTAAAAAGTGAGTTTGAAAAGACTAAAGTTCCAGAAGAAACTACTCCTATAGTTCCTACAGGTACAACACCAGTAGAGCCAGTAGAACCAGTAGTAGATGAACCAGTAGTAGATGAGAAAAAAACACTTAGAGAAAGAGTTACAAGTCAAATAGCTACTAGAAAAACTAGAGAAGAAGCAATAAAAACAGAAAGAGAAGAAGCTGGTAGATGAGAATTAGAAGAATTAAGAAAATGATTCAAAGAAGAAGCATTTGCTGTTCAAGAAGATATATCAAATATAAAAGCTTGACTTGAAGCTGAATGATGAGCTATTACAAGTATTGCTGCCAGTAGAATAAGAGAAGCTAGATCAGCTCCATTAAGAGAACAATTAACAAGTTTGGTAAAAGGACAAGAACTAACATCAGCTAATATAAAAGAGCTAGATACATCAGTAGATGCTATTTTGGAAGCTAGAAGATTAGATAGACAAGATGAAGTAAAAAGAATTACTAATAGTATAGAAGCATCAACATTATCAGATGAAGAAAAAAATAAATTATTAAGTGATTTATGAGTACAAACTAAAAGGATGGAACAAGAAGAAGATATTGAATCATTCAGACAAAAAGAGCAAATAAAAGCAGATATTAAAAAAGCAGATAAAGAAAGTGTAGCAAGTACTTGATTAACTACTGGTCAAAATTTAACTTTTTGAAAAATATTAACTAATGCAGACTTAAAAGAAGATAGCGTGATAGGTAAATCTGTAGCAAATTTAATAAAAGAATGAAAAACAGAACAAGAAATTAATAAAATATTATCCTTAGCTACTGATGAGGAATGAAATTTTGTAAGTGATACACAATTTAGTAGAAGAGAAAAATTAAGAAAATGATTTGAAGCTCAACAATGAGTAAAAGATTTTAGAAAAGCATCAGTTGATTTCGCTGGATTAGTAGATAATATACAGGAAGCAAACTGACCTTGAGATATTGCAACATTATTTCAATTTATGAAAACATTAGACCCTACATCAGTTGTAAGAGAAAGTGAATTTGACGCTATAGCTAAAGCAATGTGATTTGCTGACAGGATTGATTTGAGTAATAATGTAAACAATATAGAAACTTGATCTTTATTATGAGATAAAAATGCAGTAATTAGACAAAGGATACAAAAAATAGCACAGAATTTATTTAATAAACAAAAGTCTAATTTTATTAATCTAGCTACTGATGCTATTAATTGAGCTACAGCAGATTGAGTTAGAGAGCAAAGTGTAGTATTAGATATGAATAGATTCCCTGAATTAAGGTCATTAACTGAATTAAATGAAGATGATGAAATAGAAGTAGATAATATTTTTTGAGGTACTGAATCGTGAAGTTGAAAACAATTTAAATTTGATGAGGATATAGATTTTAATAAGGCAGACCAACCTGCAACACCAAAGGTTGCAGCACAAGTAACAACTACTCCAAAAGGTAAGATATGAGGGATATTAGGTTGATTACAAGACAAAGTAACTGTAGTAACTAAATGATGAGATAATAAAAGATTATGATTATTTGGTGGAAGTTTAACTTTTAGAACTAATAATCCTCTAGCAATTACTGCAACTTGAGCTTGAAGTGCAGAAAGATTAACTAATAAGTTTTGAGCTATAAAAGATTTATTTAGTCCTGATAGTGCTGATAATTTAGTATTAAACTTTGCAACAGTTGAGGAATGACTAAAGGCTTGAAGACAATTATTAGAAGAAAAATGAAATTTAACATTAAAACAATTAATGGAAAGTCACACTTGAACTTCTGCTATATGACATAAAGCACAAATACAAAAACAATGATTATCATTAGATACTAAATTTAAAGATTTATCAGAAGAAGATAAAAATAAGGTAATTGAAGCTATAAAAATAGCTGAGTGATTCAAGGCGTGACAAATTATAACTTAATTATATAAAAATGGCACTAACAGAAAAAGAAACTAGAATAGTTCAAAGCGTAAAAACTCAATGATGAAGTCGCCAAGATGCTATTGATATGTTAAATAAATTTAGAGTTAAAGAAAGAACAAGAGTCAGTGCTGTTTCTTGAGTTTGACAACAGGCACTAGAAAAATCAAGACAATTCTTAGAATGAGATTTTGTACAAGAAAAAATTCCAGAAGAACCTTGATTATTTGAAAAGGAGGGTTTTTTTGAAGAAGTTTGAGCCTGAATAGTTGAAAGAGGTGAAGCTATATGAGAAGCTGAATGAGCAACACAAGTAGCTACAGAGGTTTTAAAATGATTTAAAAATGTTTGATTGGCTATCGGTAAAAAAGCAATTGAAGAATGAACAGAGGCTATCCCAGAAGATTTTAGAAACTTTGTGTCAGAGAATGTAAAAGCTTGATTAGAAGCAACAGGAGAATTTGTAGAAGAAGAAGTGCTACCTTTAGTTGAAAGTTTTTGAAAGGCTGTATTAGAATCAGATATAGGAGGTTTTGCAGTAGAAGAAATAGAAAAAGCTAAACAAGATATAGCTGATTTTATAGAACAAAATCCAGAGAAAGCAGAAACAATAAATAAAGTTACAACGGATATACTTAATTTAGCTAAAGAAGCATTTTGAGTAGCAGAAGTTGTCACAGGTGGTGCGTGAATTATTAAATGAGCAAAAATTATTACTGAAGTTGCTGGTGAATTATGAAAAAAAGCTATTAAAAAAGTAGTTAAAACTAAAACTCAAAAAGCTATAGATATTATAACACCTCAAAAATTTAGTGCTAAAGAAAGAGCTAGATTGATTTCAGAATGAAAAATAGAAACTTGAAAAGGTATAACTTGAGCTAGGGAAAAATTTATACCTTGAGTTGAAGAAAAAAGAATAGCAAAAAACATAGAAGATTTTGTAAGTTCTAAAAATTCAGTATCTCAAAATATATCATCACTAAATAAATCACTTACTAAATTAGCAAATGAAACTAAGGAATGAATTATAAAAGGTTGAGATAGAATATTTAATACAAAAACTATCTTTAAAAAAATAGATGATATTAAAATTCCTGAATTTTTAAAGAAAGACCAAGCAGTAATAAATCAATTTAATATTGTAAAAGATAATATGAAAAGAATTATAGAAGAAAATCCTAAAAAATTAAGTTGATTATTAGATGCTAGAAAACAATTTGATAGTTTTGTTAAAAAACAGTCAAAAGTATTATCACAAGAACAACTATCACCTTTAAAATCTGCTGTATTAGATACTAGATGAGTTTTAAATGATTTTATAGCTGATAGTTTACCTAAAGGAAATAAATTTAAACAATTATTAAAACAACAATCTGATATATATAAAGCAGTAGATTTAATATCACCACAAACGGATATAAATATAATTTGAAAAATATTGAAGAGTCCTTTTATAAAAGCTTGAATTTGAGCTTGAGCCGTTACTAGTTTTTAATATAAAGAATATGATACTAATAATAAAAATAATAATATTTCTAATAGCTTTTAAATGATTATTAGAAATATATAAATATTAAATTATATTTACAAAGGCCATTTTTTGAATAAAATAATTAAGAATAACCAAATATATTATGATTATAAACATAGATATCACAAAAGACTTAAAGGTAAGTATAAAAATAGATGATGAATTAATTGAAAATAACAAGAAAAAACAATCTAAATGAGTTTTTTGAATACAAAAAAAATGAATGTGAGATAAAATAATAGATGATTTAACAAAAGAAATTAATAATAATAATAATTAGTATGACAAACGCTGAAAGAGATGAAAATAACATACCAATATTACTAGGTGTTAGTTCAGTAGACTGAGTAACTCCAGTTCCAATAACTGTAAATCCTGCAACTTGAGCTATTCAATTAGAAACTTAACAATAAATAAAATACTATGTGAAACGCTGAAAGAGATGAAAATAATGTGCCAACTATATTATGAGTTAGCAAAGATGATTCAAGTGTAGTTGTACCAATAAAAGTAAATCCTGTAACTTGAAGACTCCTTACAGAAATTGTCTGATGAGGTTCTTGAGATGTTGTTTGACCTGCTGTTGCAGTAGATGAAAATATAGCTGTATATGATTGAACTACAGGAAAACTTATAAAAGATTGATGAAGTACAAAAGCTCAAATACTAGATAGAGCAAATCATACCTGAACACAAACAGCAAGTACTATATCTGACTTTGATACACAAGTTGCTAGTACAGCATTATTAAAAGCTAGTAATTTATCTGATTTACCTGATATTCCTACTGCTAAAACAAATTTAAGTCTACAAAATGTAGATAATACATCAGATGCTACAAAAAATAGTGCAGTAGCTACTTTAACAAATAAAACATTAACTTCTCCAGTTGTTAATACTCCAACCTGAATAGTTAAATGAGATGTTTGATTATGAAATGTAGATAATACAACTGATGCTAATAAACCAGTAAGTACAGCTCAACAAACAGCATTAGATGCTAAGGTAGATGAAAATTGAGCTATAACATGAGCTACGAAAACTAAAATAACTTATGATGCAAAAGGATTAGTTACTACTTGAGTAGATGCAACAACAGCAGATATTGCAGCATCTACAAATAAGAATTATGTAACAGATGCAGAATTAGTAGTAATATGAAATACTAGCAATACTAATACTTGAGATGAGATAGTAGCTATATGAAGTGAACTTGATACTTGAACTAATGATGTAAAATATGCTTCATCAAAAGCTATAAAGGATAGTAAAAATGTACCAAGTGTAGTTCCTTGAGCTGATTGAAATGTTTTAACTTCTGATTGAACTGATTGGGTAAGTGAAACTCCAGCTTGATGAGGTTGACCTTTATATTGAGATTGAGTAGTGGTTTTAGATGCAGGATTAGCTGATAGAACTTGAACAGTAGTCGGTGAATACGCTAGAATAGTAAATTTAGAATTTGGCGATGCAGTAGATTGAGAAGAAGGGGTTTTTACTGCTAGAGTTCCTGAATGAAAAACAAGTATTTCTTCAATAAAAGTTGTCTATATTGATAATACAGCATCTAGTTTAAATCTATATTTACAGTTCAGAACATGACATATGACTACAACAGGTAGAGAAAGTGATGTAACAGACACTTTTTCAACATATGCTTCTGCTGGTGTAAATGATTCCTTACAAAAAATTACAGTTCCAAGCAGTGCTTATAATTGATTAACAAGTATTGTTGCTTGAAATAGAATTTGATTAGAAATGATAAGAAACTGAAATCATGCTAGTGATACATATTGAACTACATTCCGTGTAATAGCTGTAGAATTTACTTTTGCTTAATAATATACAGGGGGACTTAACTTTTCTTAGTTTTGTTTTGTTCCCCTTGCTTTTTAGCAAAAAATGATTAAACTAATATATATATTCTTAATAAAGAAAAGATGTCAGATAAATATCTTTTACTTACTAGAGCATCTGAATATAAAGATGGTTTAGAAAGAGTTGATTCTATAGTAACTATTAAATGAATAGATTATGTAGTAGAAAATTCAAGTAATAGGATAGCCTGTATAATGAATCTAAGTTCTTTGTGAGATTATGAGATATGAAGTAATGAATGAGGTGAAATGGAAATTTTAGACATAATGACTTAAATATGGATAATATCGAACTAATATCGGATAGCTGACAACTTAATGATTGTGAAAAAGCTAGAAATAATAGAGATACAATTCTAACATTAACAGGATTAACTGCAGGTACTATGAGTTGGGCTTTAATGACTTATTTAGATATAAACCCAGAATTAGCTTGATGATTATCTATTGTATTAATAACTATTTATAAAGTAGGTTTAATATACTTATCAAGAAAATATAACTGGCTAAGAGTAGATAAAGATAATAATATTAGAATATTAAATAAAATACTTTAATATGTGTAAAGAAATAACAGAAATAAAAAAACTTATACAAGATGAAAAGTCAGAAAGGAAAGATGACTTGAAAGAATTAAAAAAAGATATAAAAGAATGATTTAAATCATTGCAAGATGAAAACCATAGACAAGATGCAATATTTGAAAAGAAATTAGATGAAAAGGTAAGTAAGGAAGAATTTAAGCCAGTCAAAGCATTCGTTCTATGAACTCAGAAACAAATAATGAGTAGTTTTATAAAAATAGTAAGTGTCTTAGTAGTAATAATAATAGCATTATGAGTAATAGCAGCACAAGTTTTGAACAAATTTTTATAAGAAGAAGCACTCATATTATGACTGCACTAGATGTGGTATGTTTATTATTATTAATGATAAGCTTTATAATAGGGTTTATCTGATATAAGGAATATCAAGAAGATAATAAACTAATAAACATAGAAAAAAAAATATCTATTATTATGTCATTAATAGAAAAACCTATAGAACTTGAATATAATGAAGATTGAAATCTTATCCCTGTAAAATAATAAAAGATGCCTAAAAAATTAAAATTATCTGGTAATGCTAGAGGTAGAAAGATAATAATTAGAAAACCTAAAAAGATTAAACCTGAAGAAAAAGAATTTAAACTTAGAATAGCTGACCCTTTTCAAATACAAAGAGCTATAAGAAAAAGAAAAAATAAACTTAAAACTAAAAGCAGATACTTAACTTAAAAACTATGATACAATTAAGTGCTATAGAAAGATACTGAGAACAAGATTATTTAATGGGAGGAACAGATTTAATAACTCTGCCTCCTTTTCCTTTTTCTAAAAGAAAGATACAATATTCTCAACTAGATGTTCCAGAAGGGTCTTATCAATGTGTACCTACCAGTAATATGATAGCTGCTGCTAATAACTTATGAATAGACTTTAGCTTAGAAGAAAGGATAAAAATAAGAGATTTAAGTGAGCAATATTGACGGGTACATAGAAAAGGTATGTGGCTATATAAATGAGTTGATTTAGTTAGAAACTATATAAACGAAAACAAAAACATTAAAGTAGAAACTAGACAAGTTAAAAATGGTAGTAAGTTATTCTATGAATTATTAGACCGTGGCTTCATTTTAAATACTTGAGGGTTAGTTAATAGAAAATATGTAAAATACCTCAATAACGATTGAATAATAACCTCTAGTGAGTCTTCTAGTTTATGAGGTGATAGATACTGACACGCATTTTGTATCTATAAAGATTGAGTTAGTTTTATTATAGAGAATTATCCAGAAAAACTAAAATACAATATAATTGAGATAGAAAGTTTAGAAAACCTAATGAAAGATGTTTTATTTGATAATTCTTATATATATATGGAAAAAAGAGATGTATCTAATATAGATATCCCTGAAGCTATTGAGTGATTAAAGATGGGTCTATGGAATGGTGAAAATGCAAATGAACCAATGACGAGACAAGAAGTAATTGCTGTAATAGTAAGAGCTTTAAAAAAAGACTAGCATAAAACGCTAGTTTTTTTATAATAAACTATATTACTTAAACTAAAACTATGATTAAAATATGTACAAAATGTAAAAAAGAAAAAGATATCTCAGAATTTAATAAAAACAATTATATAAAAAAC